CTATTCAGTAATATTGATTTTGTCCAACTGATAAATTTCATGCAGTATTATTTCAATAACATTAATTCCATTTAAGATTGTATTTGGCCTTGGAAAGGTTATGTCATGTGTAGTTTCATTCCCTAGTTTTCTTACTTGATGTAATACATTTGATTGTTTAAAAGTTATGTGTCCATTCTCGTGGAGTCCGTTGATAAGTCCATTCAATTTTTTTGAGCGAACTATTTCACCACTCTGATTAATCACTTTTTCCCCATCATCGTTTAAAACATAGCCATCTGATATATCACAATCTTTACACATTGCTTCCACAATAGTTCTTAAACCTAAAGCAGAAAGGAAATATGACTTAGAGTTATACGCTTTAATAACTTCTATGTAAATATTATAAATATAACTAGTGACATCAGTAAATTTCTTAGGAACAAGATTTTCTTTTTGTATTATATTGGGTTCTTTTTTTGGTTCTTCTGGATAAACAGTAAATTCACTATACAAATTTCTTTGTTTAGTGTGCTCATCAAACTCCCATTGATCTTCATCACAATACTCAGTTAGAAAGGCTATTGTTTCACAACCTAGACATTGGATAATGTAGTATTTATGTTCCCAATGAAACTCATCATAAATATTAGAAGCAGTTTTAAAATCTCTTAAAACTTCATACTTAGTTTTATTATTGCAATTCTGACAATATACTTTTTTCATATATTCACCCTCATTCAATTATCTGTATGAGGTTATATAATTCGATAGAAGAAACTTTTTTCCTTTTTTTGTTCATGTGTAAAGCCATATGCTAAAGCACTCTTTTTAAAGTTTGGGGTAACGTACCTGATAATCTTCCTGATTGGCTGGCATATCATATGTATAATAGTACAAATCAGCGTCTAAATTAAGGGAATTGGATAATATTAGTGGATAAATAGACCACTAACTATCCAAGTTGATGGTCTATTTGCTACACAAGTATAGTTATGTAGCATCTATATCCCCTATAACTATACTTATGAGGGATTTAGACAGGAAATAGGCTATTAATGTAATAATATGGTGATTATCCATCAAATTTGAATGGAAAGTTGACCGGAAATGAATAAAAATTTATGGAATTCCCTATTAATAATGACCAGTGGCACACCTATAATAATCATATATATAAGTGTGCGCGAATCACTATTGTTCCACGGGAAATGTTCCACGATATATCTATCCTTATGTATTATCTATTCATTGATATCAATCATAGTCATTACTATTAAACTTTGTTTCCATCATCGACAACAGCAGTATTCTTGTTTCCTTCTTCGTCTAATCTTAGTAACTCAGTATTCACATCTGTCGTATACGGAGAGTGTCCCAATATACTTTCTACGCTGATTGCTCCCATATCCTTCAACACCTTCAGATTATCAATAACATCACTCTCACTCTGAGGTTGAGCATATTGGAACACTATGTCCAATGTATCCCATTCAGCATCTTCAAACACAATCCCCTGCAACTCTAACAATCGTCTAATCTTTTTATTACGTTGCTTCATTCCTTCTTTTATATACTTCTCACCGATCATGGCTTTAAGGTTAGATAGGGAGAACAATAGTTTAATGGATACTTCACTCAAATTTGAGATATCAACTTTTCCCATCACAATTCCTGGACAAGAACTAATATCAAGTAAACTAGTCATTAGGTGTTTATACAACGTTTCAAATGCTGCATGATCAAACTTATTCTGTGCGTAATAGAAATCACTATCGGAATCTAATGTTAATCCTTGTCCAACAATTCGAGTAGATAATCCCTCGTTATTAGTCAACATTTGCCCTTTTATAATTGGTGTCCCGATGATAAAACGATGGAAAGCATCGACACTCTTACTAAGGAGATCCTCCATTGAATCCAATATAGTCTGATAATCTTCCAAATCACTCCTACCATACACATCATCAATAGGATTATCATTCCGATATAACACAGGCAATCCACTCAAATTAGAAAATGTTCCACGACTTTGTAATGTTCCACCACCGTTAGAATATCTCTCAACACGGTCAGGATAGTAGACGTTGTAGAATGTCACATTGCTAACTGTATATGATTCAACGAATGCAATGTACTCATTATCAGACGATACAACAGGGAAGGAGTCAGCCACATCAATCAATTTACTTGTAATCTTGCCATCCTTAACATAAACATACTCATATGCATTGCCGTACCGATTTACACTATGCACTAAGTCAAAGTCGAGTTTATCATAACCATTCTTATAAACACTCTTAATTGCGTCTACAACCTTCTCATTGCCTGTAAGAGTAACCTTATTCCCGATTAAGTATGCAGTTCCAAAAGCCAATAAACGAACGGCATAATTTAAAATAATGCGTCTAGGAACGAACTCTTTTCCGTTGAATACCTCATTTGGACGCTTGCTAATAGCATGAGCACCAGACAAATACTCTTTAATATCCAGAATCCCCATAACTCTCATTTGATTGTTAACCTCATTAACATACTCAACGAACCATTCATTACTATATCCAAAGTCATTAATAAACTCATTGATTGTACCCAATTCACACGCTCCTTATTAGACATACCATTTGTTATTTTTCATTGCTTGGACACTCAGGGAAATAGCAATAACCATATCATCATGGTTATTAGCACCTTTTTTGTTGCCCATTTTTCCATTTTGCTCAACAAAAAGAATCATCTGTTGAAGAGTCTCCTTATCGTTAACAAGGATTAAACCCTTCTCAAATGATTCTTTGTAGTCGCTTATCATGATTGCTTTAGTTTTATCTGTTGTGAGCCATCCAAGAGCAAACTTCTTATTACCCTTTAAATCAAATGTCTTATGTTTATATAGATTCATGTAACTGTAATCATTTCTAAGCCGTTCGATTATTGGCAATCCAAAACTGTTGCGTTCCACACAATGGAAAGCGTAATTATATAGCCGACCACATATATTCAGAAACTCCGCAAACTCATATACGCTAATTTTGTTACTGGCAAATGCTAATACTTGAACCCCATCAGAATCCATCAACGATAAACTTGAACTATCCCCACCTGAACCACTGGCACAATCTGAGCCACCGTAATACTTTACTCCACGTTTAGGTAAATGGTAGACATTCAAACCTTTACCTATATATTTAAGTAACGTTTCAGGTAATTCAGTTTTCAATTCATCTATAGAGAGAGGAGGGAGGACATTTTCCATTCGTTCGAGTATCTTACCTTGATCAAATACATTCTGACCACTCGTTTTAAATGACTCCTCGGGGAATGAACAGAACTCGGTCTGAAAATCAATTAATGACATAGAAGATAGTTTCCACTGTCTCCACATGAGCATCCTTAAATTTGCACCCATATCATGTATTTTCTTTTCTTCATCTGATAAATCCTTAGCCATTAACCGTTGACCCTTGTTATTTAGTTTAAACCATTCCTCAGATATTTCGTGTTCGTATTTGAATTGATTTTTATATGCTGCCGATAACCATCCATAGAAGAATGCCTTATAGTTGGTTTTACCTTTCCAACTCTTCATAAACAACTCATAATAATGATTTGAAGTACCATTTGAAGTGGACTCGATAACAATCTTGCTATCTGGATTCTTAGCCAATGCTTGTGTAACAGACGTTAATAGTTTAGATTGATCTAGGTCATAGAAAGCGAACTCAGACAGCAATACATATTGATATGTACTACCGCGACCAATATTAACATTTGGTGGACTGACTTGTATTCGACTGCCATTTGATAACACTAATTCATCTCGATTATCTCTAACTGTTTCAGGGAATTTGTATTTATCCCTTGGAAGATTATCATTCATTAATTTTAAGCGTCCAAATAGTACAGAAACCTGTTTATTATCTTGTGAAACAATCATATAACTGGAGTTAGGTCGATTTATTGCATTCCATAAACAATAGGCGAGGGAGACAGTAGAGAATCCGAACTGTCTACTTTTTGCAATAATATTAAATTTACCCATCGTCTTAACGAATTCTGCTTGTTCAGGATTGAACGCAAATGGAATTAAGTCTCCTAAATTGTCTAATATCTTAACAAAGTTCTTGCTAAATAAAGAAAAATCATCCATAACCATATCAAACTTACTCTTCTTTTTTACCGTTGCTACTACCATGAATACTCCTTCCTGAACGTAAAAAAAGCACTCCGTCAAGATGGCGGAGAGCCTGTGAACGTCTATTTGATTTTTACACCTGATACAAACATTGCTTATGTATACTATGTATTTTTATTCAACCTTTGATTTATCCTTATTCTTCAACACTAATATCAGATTCTTAACTTTATCGGGAAGGGGAACACCTAGTTTTCCTCCGTTCTCTGTTATGCTCACCAATTCCACTAATACAAATGCACCTGATATTCCATCTGTTACTATTCCATGACTGCCTAATACAGCAACCTCTACCATATACACAGCACCTATTAATAGGATTACATATGTTTTACGAATCAAACCCATAGTACCGATTCGACTGTTTATATTCTTTTCATAGATTCCTACCATGAATCCAGTTATGAAGTCGATAGCCATCAGACCAATGAGTACAGTAAAAACTAATCCGAATCCACCAATCATCCATGATACTAATCCTGTAACAACTCCAATTACTGATTTGATAAATATATCTGTTCGTTCCATTTTGTCACCTCCATTCAATGTAGGCTCCTCCAAAGGAGACAACCCTTTACAACTCCAAATCATCATCCTTATCATCTTCATCATCAGCCGCAAAGAATTTCTCCGCTTCTTTATTGTGCAGATTGATCTCTTTCATTAACTTGAGCATCATTTCAATATCCTTAGGATTAGGATCTGCTTCAACTTTCTTCTTCAGATTCTCATAGATAGTTAACAAGTCATTTGCCTGTTTAGTTGCCAACACAATTGAAGTAATATGTTTAAATTCGGGAGTCCTTTCCCAACGGTAATATGTACCCATAGATTTCAAATCCACTTGTTTCAGAAACTCTTCTTCAGTCATATTCCGTTCATGTTGCATCCAGATATTAAATTTGTACTTTATGTATAATTGCTTCTTAACAGGGAGTTTCTTTAACACATCATAAATTGTCATAGTCATTCTCTTAACCTCCAAAGCAGACACGATAGATTTCAATAACGACTCCACGGATACTCAAATAAACACTTGAGATTACAAATCCTAGACACATATAAAGAACTACCTTTATCAACTTCGTACGAATTTTCTTTATTACATTTTTCATCGTTTTATCTCCTTTGATTTCCTTATTTTAAACAACAAAAAAAGAAGGGTCGATTGCTCACCCTCCCAATTACCTTACCTATGTAGTTGACGTTCAGATTCATACAATTACTCTTATGAATTATTGCTTAGAATGGATTGTCATCACTCATGTTCTCATACTCATTCACTGTTTCATAATCTTCTTGTTCTTCGAGTATAATGTCATCAGAATTCAGTTCATCATCAATAAATGGGTTGACACTTGTCTTAGGTTTGTTTTTTCTATCTTTTTGCTTATCCCATTTCTTGATATTCTTATCAATAATTGATTCAAACGATTTTCTGAAATCATCCAATGTGGTGATATTTGCGAAAATTACATGATCATAGCGATAAGACATTTTCTTGACACCATTAATAATCCGTGTTCCGTTTTGTCTATACTGTGAACCCATCAATCTCATACGGTTAAGTTTATGGATCATCTTATGAACTTTATCATTAGACATTCCGAGAGTATCGGCCATTTTATTTATAGACATCCAACATTTATGTTCAATGTTGTTGCTATACTTACGAATCAAGCAATAAAAGGCAACCTCAGAACTTCTTAAACTGTTATCTAAGTAGTATTGAATCATTCTCAAATCAATGCTTATGTAATGGTCTGCATCCGTAACAGGAGCATCATATTGTACACCTTTTTTACTTTCTTCTCTTATGGTATTAGGCAAATCAAGCGCTGTAACAAGCATAAATCCATCATCTTCATATCTATCCCATCTTGTGACAGAGCATTCGATAATTTTGTAACGAATAAGAGTTTTAAACAATTCTTTGGTTTTATCAATAGTAAATCCAGTTTCTTTCTTCAACATCTTCAAACTGGTTGCGAATGTACATTTATCTTGATTATAAATATGATATCTATACAGTGTTAGATAGAGTAGGAAAGCATCTGCACCAACCTTACTAAAAGTATTACCTTTGTCAAACCAATTAGATTTAACCTTAATGTGACTATCTACAAATTTCATTTAACACATCTCCTGACTAATTTATAAATCTATAATGAATAAAGTTGAATAAGAGTAGAGGATAAAATACAATTAATACATGTTCCAGCGCTTTTGAACTTGATGTTTAAGGTTTACCTCTTTTGAACTTAATCTTTGAACGAAGTTGAAATCTAATAAATAGGGAATAAGCGTAGCGTTGTACTATGAAAAATTACTATATTTATATCTTACTTATTATATATAGTAATAAATGTATCCGTTTTAGCATCATATTGTCATACTATTCCGTTGAAACACTGTAGCCTATTTATCATTTTGTCAAATCGAATATTATGTATATTGTTCAAAATAGTCATATATAATAAGGGTTTTTTGGTCATTTTACTCAAATGCACTATATATCCGTTTTAGGGGCATTTTGTCAAAAATATATTTCCTAAATATATACCCTATTACATGTTTTGTCAAACTATTATCGGTATATGTGTACCCTTTTGTTTATTCTGTCAAATGACACGCCTTTAACCCTTATGTATCAACGGTTTTTCGATTTAGTTTTGTCACACTATTTTTAAGGTTGTTAATATTACGATTTAGATTTGTAATTATACTCTGAAATAACACGTACCAATTCTTCAGTGAATGGAAACTGCCAGAATGGATTTAGTGTTTGTTGATGAAGTCCTGAACATATGTAAGATTGCTTATTCTTCATTAACTGATTGCGTAGCCGTTTGTCATAACAATAAAAAAACCGTTGTGTATTTTCCACGATTTATTATCTCCTTTGTTGTGTGAATAGAAAAGAGGGGTCGGCAATTTCGCCTAGTCCTCTCAATAATTTATTTAAACTACACTATTTCCTGCTGTCGTATATTTGAATTCATTTCTACCTGTTAAGGCAAAACTGTATACCTCGGGTTTTGACATTCCAATAGCAGGGTGTCTACCACGCACACTGAACTCATAAGTTTTAATAAAATTCTCTTCTGACAATTTCAAGTCAACGTCAAATAAGCCTTGCATGGCTACAAGGTCAATTGTGGTATATAAATGTCCGTTGTTAACTGAAATCTTGCCGTTTAAATTATACTTACGTTTAACATCGTTATACGCCTGTACAGACGTTTCCTGCTCCAATACATCTATTAAATCATACAATTCTAACTGTTCCATATAGCGTCTATGAGTGTCCTTAAAATCCTTGTTGTAATGTCCCATATAACTAGAATCAATGGCTAGGAGGATTAAACGGGCTTCTCTACTCTTGGGGATAGGGATGTTGTAATATGAAAATATTTGTAAGAGGGTAGAACCAGCATACTTGGTAAAATAATTATTGCGGTTTGTACCATTGATTGCGTTTATGTTTGCTGATTGAGGATTTACTTTGTCATTTGGCATTATTTTAACTACATGATTATCCCATGTCATTCCTTGCTCGATAGCAATATCAACGCATACTGTAGGCTTATGTATGTGTGGTGCAGAATAAATTGAATCAAAGTCATAGAAGTATTTGATTTCATAGCCGAATAATTTATAGAGGATTGAACAAGAGAACAGGGAATCTAAGTCATCGGACATACATAGATTATATTTACCTTGTTGTGTTTCATTACACCATTGTGGAAATTTGTCTTTAAGTTGTTTTTGCATAATTAGATGAATTGAAACCATCTAACTCGAAACTTATGGTGCTCCCTACAGATAAAAATGATTGGTTTGGATTTACCTTTTACGGTAGCCAATCGTCTTCACCAAAGGGAGTTAAATAAATTCAATCATTTTTGACACCTGCCTTGTTATAGTTTAGTCATTGCTGATAAATTGCTTATAGTGGGCGATTCTGTAATCTGACATGTCACCTTTATTGTTTTCGTATAGAGATATGAGAGTGCTGGAACAATTTAAATGTGCTGCTACGGTGTTCTGTTTAATCTGTCGCTGAATCCTTTTAATTTTCCACTCCATTCTTTCCGTGTTCATATAGTTATCTCCCTAAATAAATTTATAAAAATAAAAGGGGTCTGTATTGAATACAAACCCCAATCAAATATGTAACTATAAAGAGGTCAGCGAAATAGTCCACCAACCTTAATGGTATGTATTAGGCTTTCAATGTATATTGTGCAACGGCTTTCTTGCTGCCCACACGTAGAGTTGCTTCAGCAGTAACCAAACCACGTACGCTATCTCCGGTTTTAGCCAATGCTTCAAACTCAGGTTGACGCAAGTAGTCAAGAGACAGAGCGCCAGCATCAAAGATTGTCATCTTGTCAGCGGTTGCATGACGTGACAGGACAAGGTTGATGCTACCGTAGTTTGTGCGAATGGTATCAACAATCAAACCAAATACATTTTGTTGTGCAATATAACTGTATTTGTCCTTGTACAAGCCATCAATTTTTTCTTTCAAGTCTGCATTAACTAATGCGAAGTATTGACCTGATTGATTACCTTGTGTCCATAGTTTCTTAACTGTATTCTTTACTTCATCCTCAGTAATAACACCACTCGCTGCTCCTGTAAGAACGTTGGAAGCATGTGCCCATTTCTCGATACCATCCATCTTACGGATGAAAGGAGTCAGGGAGCCATCATTACGTGTACCAGATGTGAGTGCTTTCTCCATAGCCACTTTAATTTCAAGCAGACGGTCAGCAACTTCACCAGAGAATACATTACCTTGACCAGTTACATTGATTGCATTGGCTGTACCGGAAATGGAGCAACCTTTCTGAAATATGTGCAAAACGTTATTGAGTTCAGCGCGACCCGATTCATAGAAAACAGGGGATTCGTTACCTTCAACAACACTAATATCATCAGTAGTATCAAGCGTCTTTTCTCTCCAAGTTTGAATAGTTCCATTGGCTTTACCGACAAGTCCTTTAGCCATCAACAGGGAAGTAAGAGGAGTATCCTGAATACCAATTTTCGCAATTTCATTCACCAGTGAAATCTTTTCGCCAGCAGTAAGGTTAGTAGTTTTAAACATTAATGATCATCCTTTTCAATTTAAGTTTTTTATTTTAGTTGAACAGTTTTGCTAATTTTGCACCGATCATGCCATTTACATCATTCTTAGCGGCGGCTTGATCGTAGGCTGTTGTTTGTTTGTGATTATCAGGGACATAACCATTGTTGAGTTTTCTTGCTTCGAGAATCTTGGTTAATTGTGTAACCTTAACTTTCAATTCATCAGCGTTGCTAACATTCAGAAATTCAGCAAAGTCATCGAGTTTATTTGCTTTCAACTCAATGCCAACTTCCTTTTTAAACAAATCTGCTTCACGTTGTTCCAGTGCTTTCTCTGCGTCTGACTTTGTAACAGGTTTAAATGCAAGTAACTCATCACGCTCAGTAGTAAGCGGAGTTAATACCTCTGTCTCCCATGTTGTCTTTGTGTCGGCTAACATCTGATCAATGTGTGCCTGTTGTTCTGGTGTAAATTCCATTCGTTCCATCCTCTCTAATTTGATATTGGTATATCCTCAGTAAAATTTTTACAAAAAAAGAGACGTGCTGAAAATTAAGCCGTCACTCATATGTAAAGAGAGGATATGAAGTTTGCGAAGGATAACCAATCCTTCATTCAACCCACGTTGAAACATGGATTCAATGAAAAGTTGGGTATTCTATCATCTATATAAAAAATCAAATGTGACTTAAAACCCTTGGTACATAAAGGTTTTTCAAGCATTTCTATTTGATTAGATATTATTCTTTTTATCCCCCTTAAACACACATCTAATTTTTTTGATGAATTAATAAAAACCCTTATTATATTAGGGTTTATGCTGGTTTAAACTTGTTCTCGTTTCCGTCGTTTTGATTACATGTTTAAATATGTCTCCTATACTGATATATAAGGTTCTAACTGGTAACATACCCCTATCATATGGGAACCTTGGACATCATCAAAAAAGCCAATGTTCGTGCCGATTTTAAGTACTATTTATTTTAAAAGTGTGCCGTTTTTGATCTGAAATCGTGATTTGCGATAATCCGCAATATCTCCCTTGTATAACATTATCTATTTCTCGCAAATATGCTATTTACCAATGGTATATATGGGTTCTTGAACATTATGCAGAAAATTTTATTTTCGCCCCTGAGTCCTCTCCTTTGTATAGCATTATCTATTTTCACAGATGAATAAAAAACGTATGCTACATATAGGATTTATCGACATGTGTACACCTATTAACTTTATGGAGTTAACGAGCATTTATTTCTTTCTTCCATATATAAGAAATAGACTCGATATACAGAAAACCCTATGTAACAATGGATTTAGACATTCTCTAAACATACACATTATTTATATATAGTAATCGTGAATCATTATATCGGATACGTCTCCCTTGTATAGCAGTATCTTTTTTTGAAAATGAATAGAAAAACGTATGCTACATATAGGATTTATCGACTAATAGAGTAATTCTCTACTTTATCGAGAATATAACGTCTCCTTAAAAGGCCATCAACCATATATTTACATATTATTGAAATACCTTGATAAATCAACGTTTAATGAGAGTTGAAATTAATAGAATGTCCAAGTTAAGCATTTTTTCGTTATGGAACTGAGTAAAAAACTCATATAAACATTGACTTTAACGAAGAATAACCAATTGTCCACATTTCGCGACATAGACTAAACTATTGCTCTCCTTAAAAGACCATTAAGGAATTTGAACAATACGTTGATTTGTAGCGCTATTTTTATCAAGCGTGTATATTCAGACATTGGAAAAGTATCATTTAAAGGCTGGAAATCAGGCGTAACGAGAAAAATAAGAATCAAACTCAGCGTTCCATTATTTTCGCCATTTGTCAGATTAACATTATGTTCATCTGCCACCCTAAAAGAGTATTAAGATTCTCTCATGTTTGTTGATTTCTAGGGTTATTATTGATTTGAAAGGATCAGGTTCAACTTGAACTTGAGTGTTAGAGATTGAAAAATCAACGTTTAATGAAAAATCAATCAACTTGGACATTTTTATTGCTGTTATCTTCCCTATTAGCGTTTTTGGAAAAGAGGTAAAAAAGTCAATATTTATAAGGGTGTTTTGATGATTTCTAAACTTGGACATTTCTATTTTCTTTTTAGAGACTTTGTAATGAAAGACTTGTTTTATGGGGTATGGGGGAGGAGGGAGCATCGACTAATAATGCAAACTAAATATTAACGTTATTTATCCCTTATTAGCGTTTTTTACTTTACACCTGTTGAGCCTTATAAAATACGGAGAATAAAGGGATTTCTAAATAGTCTTAATTGATTTCTAAATGCTAACATTTTTATATCCCATACTGATAAATACCATAGACTGTCCACTGTATCCATACTGATAAATAGAACACGAAAAATCATCGTTTTCCCTTGATACATATGGGTTCTTCATCGTATATTTATGTTTTCTAAACCATGTTAAACCTAATTTCGCTACTCCGCATACCATACTGATAAATAAACCATCGAAAAGTGACTCAATGCTTACTGCCGCAAGGCTTTCAGCGTTTTTCTAAAAAGTCTAGCATTTCGCTACTTATACTGATAAAGATGTCATTGAAATACACAAAAAACCCTTATGATTACAAGGGTTTCAGCGTTTTTGAAAAACCTAACATCTCCAGAATCACACGAACAGCATTGTTTCGCACATCATGAGCGCACCTGAATTTTGTCTTCCTTCATCATCAGTCACATACATTTCACCGTCAAACTCATTCTTCAGTATTGGATAAGTTTTACCTACAGTTACTCCAACGGATTGGAATGGGACGGTTAATACCAAAGCATATTTAGCGATTTCAGCATTTACTGTTGTTTTCATTTTTAATTATCTCCCTTAGTATTATAGTTTTTAAAGATGTTATATATCCAAATTGTTCAAAGCGTTGAATTTTTCGTTTTGCTCGGCTAATGCCGTTCCCCAAAGTGAGAAGTATTTCAGGGTCATATTAACATTACTGTGTCTAAGTAATTTTTGAATTGTACCAATATCACAACCAGCCATAATCATTTTATGCGCTGCTGTATGTCTGAAGGTATGGCAGGAAAGACGTACTGATTTGAAGTTCATAATTGCCTTTAAATGTTTAAATACCATTTTCAAGGCGTTATCTGTCAACTGTTTCCCATTACGATCAGTGAACACTGTTTCAGGCATGGTTGGGAAGTATTTTTCAATGAATATGCGATACTCTACAAATTCACGTTTTAATCTGTCTGACATTGGTATACTGCTGGCAACTCTCTTTTTACCATTAACGGTTATAACTTGATTGACTAGATCAACGTCTGACCATCTTAAACTTACTGTTTCACCTAAACGACATGCAGAGCCTAATAACCAAATGATTAGAAAGTAATCTCGATAGGCATATAAGGATTTATCACGATATTTGATTGATTGGTAATAACGTAACATTTGTTTAATTTGAGCATCGTTGAAAACTTCAATCTTAACATCTTCTTTAGCAAAGATAATTCGTTTAGTTGGATTGGTTTTAGGAGTGAAGACTTCCATTTCAGTTTCAAAGTAATTGAAGAATATCTTAAGGATGTGTAACTTGGTGTTTACCGTTGTGGGGTTATTGCCTTTTTCCTTGCAATGAAGGAGGTACTGTTTAACGAAGGATGCTGTGCAATCTTCAACATTAATGATCTCATGCTGAATACAGTATTGGTGAAACTCATTCAACAAACCCATATAAGCGGTTAGAGTACGATCAGAGACATTACGATATTCACGATCTTGGCGAAACTCTGATAATGCAAACTTCATAAGCAT